CTGGTTCTTCTCTGCCCAGGCCTGTGCCTCGGGGCTGACCTGGGGTTGAGCTTGCTGCTGCTGTGCCACACTGAGAGCCGCCTGACGGGCGATCTCTTGGCGACGTAGCTCATCCTGTTGCGCCTTGTACTGCTGGGCGTTTTGGGAGTAAGAGGACCGATACTTCTCGGCCTCGGCAAGCTCTGCCTGAGCGCGATACAGCTTGTCCTGGGACTCAAGAATGCTGTCCGTGTCGCCCTCTTCGTAGGCTTTCCGGTAGGCTTCCTTGGCTTGATTCAGGGAGAGCTGCGCTCGCTCCCGAACCTGCTCGATCAGGGCTTGCTCGCCCCGGGATACGAGAGATTCGTACTCCTTGTTTTTGTTGGCGAGCTGCTGGGCTGCACGAACCGCTTCCTCGCGCATCCGCTCTGCAGCTTCACGCTGACGGCGCTCCTCATGAAACTCGTACTTGAGCTTGTTTAGCCGCTTCTGAACCTTCTCAGAATACTGGCCTAGCTCATCGTCATCGAGGTCGTCGTCATTGGACTTGGCCTTGGGAGAACGCTGGTCCTCCGGGGGGCGGTCGTCAATGATCTCGACATCAGAGTCCTCGTCTTCGACCTTGGGCTTCTTCTTTTCAAAGGTAGCCTTAACGCCGAAGAACTTGTCCTCTGCAGAGGCGCCGTCGTCTAGGTACTGCTCTTGTGCTTCCATCATGCCTTAACAATCCCCCGTGGATCTTCGACCACAGCCTCAACGCTGTCGTCGTTGATTAAGCGGAACTCCTTGCCATGCACCTTGAACCGGGTGCCTGAGTAGCTCCGCATGAGAATCCAGTCGCCCTGCTTGCACAGGGGACCAGAGGGGAATCTGCTAGGGTCTTTATAGCAGTCTGGCCCTAGTTCAAGGACCATCCCTACGATAGACCCGATCTCCTCTTCGTGAAGGGCCTTGGACGACTTGATGATGCCGCCTTCGTACGCCTTCTCGGGATCGGGCAGTGCAATAAGCACCTTATACCCCCGGGGTGAGGGTAATTGTCGGGCCTTCTTTCGGTCATCATCGACCGTATCTGCAATGAGCTGCTCTGCTTCGCTCATAGTCTCCTCGCATCAGGATAACGCCTGAAGTCGCTTGCACTAGGAAAGGCGCCTAGAGTCGCCGCACCGAGTAATAGCGCTCGGTGTCGCTATGCCTCCTCGTACTTGGCCCGAAGATCCAGAAGATCTCGCTCGGCCCAAGCTAATCCTTGAATGATCCCGCAGCACTTCTGGTAATCCCCGAAGTCCTTGCAAGCACCGCCGCTCAAATGATCAGCGATTTCATTCATTTGCGTCCTGATATTTGACCGCAAATAATCAAGTATGTCTAGTTCTGTGGTCAACGACCCATGACCTCTTTAGCAATTTGCACGCCTAATTTTGCACCTGACACTTGATCTTGTGAAGCAATTCTTGCTCTTTCAAGTTCTTCTTGCGTGTTATTTTCTGCAATCTTGGCGCCGAGCTTGGCGGTCTCAAGCCGTTCCTGCTGATCCAGGCGCTGCTGATCGAGCTGAGCCTTTGCCATGGCCTTCTGCATGTCGAGCTGGATGCGCGCCATGTCGGCTTCAGCCTTGCGCTGGATGTCCTGCTGCTTGAGCTGAAGCTCTTGCATCTGCATCTGCAGGATCGGGTCTTGCATCTGCTTCTGATTCTGCTCCATCTGCTGCTGCTGCTGCGCTTTGCCGGTAACCTGGGCTGCTGCCGGGCCAGCAAGGCGCGAGATCCGCAGTTCGATGTCTTCAGGCAGCGGCTCGTTGGGCGGAGGCAGCTCCACACCCAGCTCGCGCTCCACTTGATCGCGGAACTGGAAGGCAACGTGTTCCTGAACATGGGCTGCCAGCTCTGCCATGGCCTTCTGGGCGTTCGGACTCTTGCCCATAACCTCCATGATCTTCGGATTCTGCAGCATGGACATGTGAACTTGGATGTGGGCCTCGTGATCCTGATACAGGAACGCTTTGACCGGCTTTCCGTTGATGATGTCCATGTTTTCGCTGACCGGATCGGTCGGTTTCATGTCCCGCTTGGTGGGAACGATCTTGTCTGCGTCCCGAATGCCCAAAATATCCAGCATCTGCCGGTGAAGCAGGGGCATGTCGTACATTTCCGGGGCCTGGGCGGCCAGTTGCAGCGCAGCTTGGTACTGCATGATGCGCTGGGCCATGGTTCCAGAGTTCGGATCGCTCACCGGGATGATATCTACCCGGTCATCGAAGTCCTCAGAGACAATCGGCTCGCCTTCAAGCACATAAGGGTACTGTTCGGGGCCGAAATCGCGCACCAAACGGCTCAAAATGCGCAATTCCACCCGCATTGAGGCGTGAAGCCGGGCCTGAACCGCGCTCATCACCTTCATGGAGCGCTCAAGGATCGCCAAAGTGGTGCCGACAGGGGCCTCTGCGTTCATGTCAGCGGCTTTTACGTCCGCTGCCGACGCAAATCGGCGGCCTTCTTCAACGATCTGCCCCATTAACTGGTACAGGACGTTGCTCGGCTCCTTGTAGGGCAGGAATGCGATGTTGTCTTTGATCGCTCCGCCCGGAATATCCACATCTCGGAACTCACCGGGCATGATTGGGGTGTCATCACCCTTGATCTTGAGGCCTCGGGACTTCAAACCACCCGGCAAATTGCTCAGGGTGCCCGCATCAACGAGCTGGCGGAGCAGTGAAGTGGCGGATTTCGCCAATCCACCGATCATGTGGATCAGTCCGAAGCCGTAAAACCCCAGTCCGGGCATGTATTGGTAGTGGACGAAGTGTTCCCGCTTGATTTTCCGGGGGTCATCCTCATACCAGTTGCGCCGGATGGACAAAATGGTCCGGGACGAGAGGTCAATGGACACCACATAGGGCAGTTGGATGCCCGTAGGCTCGCCTTCATAGGTGTCTTCAAAGCCCGGGAGGTCCAGATCCACCATCATTTCAAGGAGGGTGTGCCGGGAATCGTAGTCATAGCTGACCGAATCGCCGGTCAACTCGCCATATTTGCGCTCCACATCATCGTAATCAGGGGCTGCCGGGGGTAGATCAATGTCTCGATAGAACCCAGAGACCTGTAACTTCCTGATTTCATTGGAGCTTTTCTTCATCACATGCGTTGCACGCTCGCATGTGTTCAGATCCGAGGCCCCGTAGCTGACCACAAAGTCCTCTGCCGGGACGAACATGCTGCAAGGACGGCCCAGGGTGGGGTCGTAATAGATCTTGCGGAACGCGCTACCTGCCAGAGGAAGAGAGAAGAGCATCCGCTCGGTCTCGGAGCGGTACTCGGTCATCTTCTCGGTGAGCAGGTAGTTCAGGTAATCCTGCACCCTGTGAGCCTGCTTCTCCTTGTCTGTGTCGATCTTTCCAACCACAGAGGTCTTGACCGGGCCTGCCGCAGGGAACAGCTCCTGAATGGCCTGAGACTGGAAGCGAATGACCGATTCAGTCAGTAGCGGGTGGAACACACCGCAGGCGCCGTCCCAGGGGGTGGTGCGGTCCTCATGCTTAAGGCCCAGCAGCTCCAAGCCCTTGATGTAGGAACGCTCCCAATCGGCCCGGCTTTCTTTGTCAGAGCGGTAATTGCCGACCAGCTCCGAGGCAATAGCGTCGAGATCGCCTTCATCGATGAACTCAGCGAGGTTGTCATCATGGTTGACCATGTTGACTTCCGCCATGTCCGGGTCGAAATCGATGATCACCCCGCCATCGGGGGTCTGGAGAGACACCTCCTCGGGGTCAACGATCTCGATCTCGATGCCTTCTTCCCCTTCTCCAAGGAGCGGGTCCGAGTCCAGAATGGCGCGATCAATAGCCATTTAGCCGTTCTTCGTGAAGGTCTGAGGACGGGCTGCGCCAGAACCGCGAACACCGCCGCGAGCTGCGCCCTTGGTCTTTCCACCGGCTGCCATCATCTTGGTGGTCATGCGGGTGCCGCTGGGCATCATGCCGCCCTGCTTAGCCATGAAGAAGGGAACCTTCTCGCCGTCCTTCTCGACCATCTTGAGCTTGCCGCCAGCGGCCATGCCTTTGGTTTTGCCGCCGCGCATGTAGCCTTTGGTCTTGCCGCCCTTCATGTAGCCCTTAGTCTTTTTCATCACGCTGCTCCGCGTAGAGATTGTCGAACACTTGGTTCACATCCAAGGTGTAATCCAAGTCACTCTTGCTGTAATGAATGTGCTGAGAGGGCCTGAAATCCGGTGCGCCCTCGCCGGTCTCCCACCATGCGGGATGGGTGACTCGCACCCTGTTATTCGGCAACGCTACTATGTTTCCTGTCCAGCGGCCAGCATCGAGCAACTCTAACACATGGGACTGCTTGTGCTGGGCCGGGTCATCGCCGATCTCAGAATCAGTGTAATCCACGGTGAAGTAGTACTTTGCCGGGTAGAACTTCCCGTCGATCTTGGCAAGCCAGGGGCAGGGCTGGCATCGATCAAGGACATAGACCGCGTGAGTCCTCGATGCGCAGTCCCAAGGCTGGGCTGCCCAGGCTGGCATGGGTTCAGGCCACTCCTCCAGCGGGGTATCCCCTACCAGAGCGGTTAGAGGCATCCGCGCCCACATGGCACCGCCATGCACATTCGGCTCATCCGAGTCGTAAGTCTCTGCCCCGGTGAAGATCACCTGAAAGCTCAAAGTTCGTGCCGGGATGGTGGTCACTGCAATCGCCATCGCATGGAGGAACTCTCCATGATATTTCAGATGGTTATGAGTATATTCCCGGCGGACCCAGCATTTGAAATGCGGGATGTTGCTTTGGAGAAACCCCATCAGTAGTACTCTGCTCGTTGATGCACGAGGGGTTCATCCTCCTCGTCCGTGTGGAGTCGAAGGAACCCGCCTTGCCTAAAGCGGAGTAATGCTTGGGTGGAAGAGTCCACCAAGTCGTCATGCTCCCCAGCAGGGAAGGAAGCAAACTCCTCGATGACCTCCTCCGCAAACCGAGTTGCCGGTGCCCAGACCGTGCCTGAGGCAAAGAGATCCGCCACGGCATTCACCCGGGCGATCTTGTCGTTGCCCCGGGACGGGGTGTATTCGGACACCGGGATGCCCATGGCGCGAAGCTCAAAGATCAGGGGCGTCCCTGCGGCCTTGGCTTCCACAATGAAGGCATCGGGCTGCCAATCAGCCCAGTGTTCGTAAGCCTTCTTTTTCAGCTCGGGGAACTCAAGGCGCTCCTTATAGGCATCCAAGAGGATGATATTGGGTTGCGCCCGGCCATCATCATCGGGGTGGTAGAACACACCCCAGGTGGTGCAGGCCGAGAAGTCCGAGCGTTGAGTCTTCAGGAACGCGGTGTCCCAGGACTGGATAATGAACTCACACGGCGGGGGTACGTCTTTTTCCCACTCGCGCCACCATTCTCGCTTAACGAGGGCGCCCTCTTCTGAAGTGGGGTTCTGCTGATACTGGGCATTCCATTTCGGGGCAGGGAGTTCGTTCCTCAGGGCCTCAAGCTCTGCCTTGGGCCAGAACTGGGGCCAGAGAGGCTCCCCTGAAGGCATGATCGCCGGGAACTCGATCACCTCCCATTCATCAGATCCCTGCCGCTGGAGAGAGGACTTGAGGATCTGGCCTGTCAAATCTCGTTTGTGCCATCGAGTGTTGTGGCTGACGACACCGTTGGCAATGAAGTTTTCCGTGCGGTCAACTTCTACGTCGAAGACCTCTTCTTCCCCGTCGGGGGTGATCTCCACAATTCGATCAACTGTGAAGGTCGAGATAGGCTGCCGCTCTGCGAAGCGTTTCCGGGCTTTTCCCGTACCCGACTGCAAGGTTGCAATCGTTGCAGAGGAGGCCCCGTACCTTGCCTGAGTCATGGCAGTGATCGATGCAAAGCTTGCCGTTCCAATGGGCACGAGTATTGCTTGCGCTAGGCTCTTCGCCGCACACATCGCATCGATTGTTGCGCTCCGCAACCATTCGCTCATATTGCTCAGCGGTGATGCCGTAGCGATGTTTGATGCGAGCCGCCCTGTTTTCCCTAGAGGTCCGCTTCCTGGGCGGGAAAGCTTTTTGGTAGCACGAGCTGCAGTACCCTTTGGATACAGCAGACTTGTCACAGCCTTCAGAAGAACACTGTTTGCCTTTCCATTTGCCGTGGTGCCCGACATCGCGGTAAGGAGCATCTGGATTCTTGCGGTGATAGCTTGCTTTAGCTTGGCAGGGGCCGCAAAGCCCAGGCTTTGTTTTTGCCCGGGGAGGACGAGTGCATCCTTCAGTGAGACAAGTTCCATACCCGGCTTGAGATTCTTGAGCCTGACCCATTCGCGTTCTCCATTGCATTCCACGAGAAACGGGTGCCTCTCGTTTGCACGGAGCATTCTGCCAGATTCTGTTTTTATTTTGTATACGGAATCACAACCACTTGACCGCCAGTTGTTCACCCTTGCGGTGGTCAATCGGCCATCTTCGTAGGTGGCGACCATATCCCCTGGGCGGAGGTCTTTGAGGAGTGATTCGCTCCCATCGGCCATGAGGACTCTGGTGTCGCCGGTCATGCACATGACCACAATGATGGCGCCCCCAGGCTGAAGACGCTGCCGAGGACCGGAGGTGTACCATTCATAGACCTTGTCGAAGACCCCGGGGTCAGCGCTCTGGCCCTCTTGTTCGGAATGCGGGTCATCGATGATCAGAAGATCGGCGCCCTTACCCGTCACGGCACCACCAACACCGATAGCGAAATACTCCCCGCCTTTGTTGGTACTCCACCGCCCGGCTGCCTTTGAGTCCGATCTCAGGGAGACCGAGGGGAACACTGCCTTGAAATCTTCGCTGTCAACGAGGTTCCGAACCTTCCGGCCGAAACCAACTGACAGCTCGGCAGTGTGTGCCGTCTGAATGATCTTCTTCTCAGGGAACCTGCCGAGAAACCATGCAGGGAGCAGGAATGAAGCAAATTCGCTTTTGGTGTGCCGGGGCGGCATGTTGATGATCAGCCGCTTCAACTCCCCGTTGGCAACACGCTCAAAGGCATCCGCCATGATCTTGTGATGCCTGCCCTCAATGAAGGAGGGCCACGCCATGGAGATAAACCCCAGGAAACTCTGCCGGGCTGCTTCCTTCTTCTCGGCATCCTCTAACTCATCCAGCAGAGCAAGGATTTCCCTCTGCTGTTCAGGAGAGAGGTTCTTCACATTCTTCAACAGATTGGGATTGATCCGATCTGTCGCAGCCATTCGATTTCCTCTAGTTGTACAACTAGTTACTAGTTGAGCAACTAGCTAGTTGAGCAACTGGTGTTCCAGATATCTGGACAGTTGCTACATGGTACATGCTTGTTTCCTGGTGCCGGGCTGCCCCTTCAAGGGCAAGCCCGTCAGTTGCACCCTGGACTAGTTGCTCAACTAGATAGAGCTATCGCTTGATTTTAGCAGATTAGGGCTATTGACAACTAAGTGCAAGAGATAAGGCCAATTTTTTTGCAAAAAATTTTGGCTACTGGGACTCCCGGCACAATATCTATAAAAAAAAGGGGAGAGCTAACATGTGTCGATGGGTAAAAAAGGGGAAAATAGGGGAATTGTTTGAGTGGATTACTATGTATATAGGGTCAGGTACCTGCTCGGCCTCAGGGGGGGTGGGGGTAGCCTCGCGCACGCGCACGCACGCAGGCACACGCGCCCACGCGCACCCCCCCGCGCACACGCAGGCACGCACCCAGGCGCGCACGCTCAATGCAGCGGCTCGCCCTCGCCGTCCTCGCTGGCCTCTGCCTGGGCGCCTACCAGGGCTGCTAGCCGTGCCTCGATCTCAGCGGCCACCTCACCCGGGTCACGGTCCTTTGTGGTGACGTTGACCTCAGTGGCGAACAGGCCGGACGCCTTGCCCAGAAGCTCAGCCGCACGCAGCCGGGAAGCGTCAGTCTCTTCCTCGCCTGTCATCCAGACGCGAAGCTTGCTCACCACAGCCTCTCTGTCTGTGACTGCGGAAGCTGCCACCGCACGCTCCCTAGCAGCCACCAGAGCATCCACCCTCGATCTAATCTCAACCTGCCCCATGAGCCTGCTTGCCAGCGTGTGAATGCTTGCCGCTGTCGTCCCTTCCCTTGGGTTGTATGCCTCCCTGTACGCATCCGCTTGCGTCATGCCCTGCGCCACACAGCGGGCGAAATGCAACTGCTTGGGTGTTAACTGCTTTGCCATGTTCCTTGCTCCCTGGTTGAGGGGTTGTATTCCCAATGCGCTGATGATACGCGCACGCGTGCATCCAACCAACTGCCGTCCCTGGTGCGCACCCGGGCCGATCTGACCGCTGAAAGCCGACCGACGAACGGTCATTATCATTTGTTGACCGACACACGTTCACTGTGCTGAAGTTCACTCACGGCGACGGGGAGCCGACTGAATCCCGCCACCCATCACGGTGAAGCCAGTACCCGAACGGGGCAGTGCTACCAGGGTGAACCTACCAGCCGGGCAAATGTGCTGGAGCGTGAGAGCCGCGATGCGCGCCGTACCGAGAGGGCAGCCGCGAGTCAGAGCAAGCCGCGCACCCTGCGAGAGCAGGCCGGACCTAAAGCGTTGGTGCCGGGCGGAGTGAGTGAAGTTACCGAAAGGGCTGCACTGCTCACCGACCCCCTGACAGCGCCCAATCTGCCCGGACTAAATCAATCCGGCTTACGCCGCGAAGAGTCTGAATCACAGCCGCTTCCCTGAGGTGGCTGTCGTGCAGACCCTCTGCATAACCCTGGAGATCACACCATGCAAATCACCGCGATCAACCCCAAGCACCAGCGTGCCATCGATGCCCTCTATGCCGCTGACCGCCGCTACTGCGCCCTAGTCAACGACAACGCCGAACGCCTCAATGCGCTAGACCCTGATTCTGACCGCTACGCCGCTCTGGCTGAGCGCCAGGAGCGCAAGGAAGCCGATGCCTTTGACGCTTTCTTTGACCGTGCCGTGGAGCAGGCGAGCCTGCCCAAGCGTGAACTGCAGGCCTTTGTGAAGGCCTACGAGGCACACCACGGCTACACCCCCTACCTCGTCAGCTAACCCTGGAGACCATCATGAACACCGCCACGATCCTTCTGAAACTTGAGCGCCTCCTCGACACCCTGGAAGGCGCAGCACACTTCTGCGAGGAGACCGCCGAGCAGCACTTCGGGCATATCGCCAGCCGCCGGTCAGGCATGGCCTATGCCTACAACGATGCGGCCAAAGACCTCATCCATCTCATCGACGACATCAAGGGAGAGCAGCAATGACCAACATCAAGACCCTTCTGAAACTGGAAAACCTCCTCGACACCCTGGAAGGCGAAGCACGCCGCTGTGAGGACCTAGCAATGGACCTCAGCGGGATATCCGCTATCCGCAGGGAAGGCATGGCCGTCGGCTACGACAAGGCAGCGCAGGCCGTCAACCATCTCATCGACGACATTAGGGGAGAGCAGCAATGAACACTTACCAGCATGACCTCGACGCAGCCCTGGAGGGCTACCCGATCTCACGCCGCACTGCCCGAGCATGGGTTGCGGCCCACCACGTTAGCTTCTCGGAGTTCACCGAGGAGCATGGGCGCCGCGAGAGCTACTGCTCCCGCGATGTTCTCATCTGGCTTGGATACTAGGAGACTGACATGACCCATGCACAACTGATCAAGCGCCTACGGCAACTCATCGATAAGCAGCGCGCTCAGGCGCGCCATGCCGACGCCCTGGCGTCCCAGGAATATGACCCGAACGATCCTTTCTCCGAACGCCGCTGGCCTTGCGACAACGCCTTTCAGCGAGGCTGCAGCGTTTCCCTGGGCGAGACCGCCCGAGAGCTTGAGCTGCTTCTCGCTGACGTTGACCCCATCGAGGCAGAAGCGCACCACCACTCCCACGCGATCCGCAACTATGCGCAGCAGTACGACACCACCCTGGAGTCCGCGCTCATGGACTACGAGGGCGAGGGCTACTTCTACGCCGCACCCACCCTGCGCGACAGAGTGCGCGAGGTGCTAGGCATTTCCACCCAAGCCGAAGACCTTCATCACTACTAGGAGAATCACCATGAGCCGCACCCAATCATTCCGCGTTCTGTTCAAGGCCCAGGCCTACGTCGCCCAGGTCCATGCCGAGCATGGGCCGCGCCTCGCCCGTAAGGCAGGCAAGCTGGTGAAGCTTTGCCGGGAGAATCTGCGCCGGGACTTCCCGCTGTACCGCCCTGACCTCCAGGGCCGCCTGGAGCGCCGCGAGGCCCTCGCTCAACTCATCAGCACCGTGGCAGTGGATGGCCGCGTTGGCATCGTCCACGGGGGCCGTGACTGCGACGGCGTCGAGGCCTACCGGGGTGAGGTTATCCCTGCCATCACCGTGGCCGTGGAGCGCATCCTCGATATCGTCGGGGACTCCGCAGAAGGCCCCTGGGGCTGGCACCTCTGCACCCCCGCTGATGCCCTGGAGCATGGGTATCAGCTAGTGCGCAACGGGTGGAGGGGCTAGCCATGACCGAATACCTGATCTACGGGCACCCCCCGGAGGCGCTGCGGGAAAACACCCTGGGACTGCCGTCCCTGCTCCATGTCGAGACCTCCCTGCCAGAGGCCCAGCGCATCGCCGCCATCCTTGAGCGCAAGTATGGCTGCACTGAGGTGACCATCAAAACCTTTGAGCTTGATGGCACCCTGCCAGACTTCGCCGGGACCGTTGCACTCTGATCACTGTTAACCACTGAGGGGGCAACCCGCCCCAAGGAGACTGACCGATGACCACTTTCCTGCTGACCTTTGAAACCATCACCCCCGAGTCCGCTGCCCTGGGGGACGCTGCCGAGCGCGGCATACTCTACGAGGGCATCACGCTCCGCGAGGCCCTGGAGCAGTTCGAGGGCGCCGAGACTGTCGAGGCAAACGAATACCCCGTGCGATCCCCCCGCTGGGTGACAGGCTACGGCACCCACGAGGACTACCTCTCCGGGGAGGTGGGCAACATCAGCCTGCACTTCCCCGAGCATCTCACCCCATCAACCCGGCGCCGCATCGTGCGCCTACTGGAGGCACAGCTATGAAGTTCAGCAAACGCACCGCAAGCGAACTGGGCGCCTTGATTGCCGAGGCCCTGCATGAGGGCGGAGACATTGCCGCCAGGGGAGGCGCCCTGCGCGTCTTCTACGCCATACAGGATGCCCTGGCAGTCGAGGAGTACCAGACCTACCGGGCGCTGACCGATGCCTTCCGCGCTCGCATCAGGGAGCTTGAGCCACTCTAAGCCGAAACGCCCGGGAGGGCGTCTGCACGGGATGGGTTCCCGTGTACTGACGAGGCAACCTTTGGAGATCACCTCATGACCACCACTTACACGCTCACTCACACCGTCACCTGCCTGGGCTACGGCCCTCTGGCGTCCCGATGCTTCCCCGGCTGCGCGTCCGATGCGCCTAGCCCTGAAGACGAGGCAGTGCGCCAGGATCTGATCAGCGCGCTGGTCAAGGCCCTGGACCCAGAGTCATGGCAGTCTTATCCCTGGCTCGCAGCATTCCGCGCAGCGGTTGTGCTGCAGCCTGACAGACTGCTACGCAAGGCCGTGCCCAAGGATCGCCTGGGGCGCGTTGCCTGGACTGCCCTGGCGCTGCAGATCAACCCCCGCAAGGTCAGTGATGCCCTCGCCCAGGAGGCAGAGACCTGGGACACAGAGCAGTGCGACCTGTTCAATGCCATCACCGATGTGCTGGAGAACTTCGACATATCATCGTTTGACCTGTAACACGCAACCGCTGTACACTATTCACTCATTCATTGATTGGGGGCCTCGCGCCCCCGGGAGATTCAACATGGCACAGCCCAACGCTTATGAAGTGATCACCGCTCAGATTGTCGAGGCCATCGAGGGCGGAGTCCTAACCTTCACGATGCCCTGGCACCACGCCGCAGGGCTTCCCGTCAACGCTTCCACTGGCAACGCCTACCGGGGCATCAACATCCTCCGCCTCTGGGTGGGGCAGGCCGCAGGCAGCTTCCTCTCAAACGAGTGGGCGTCCTACAAGCAATGGCAGGCCAAGGGTGCCCAGGTTCGCAAGGGCGAGAAGGGCACCCCCATCGTGTTCTTCAAGCCGCTTGAGGTGAGCCGCGAGAAGGATGGCGAGACGGTGAAGGACACCATCCCCCTCATCCGCCTCTCGACGGTGTTCAACGCTGATCAGGTGGACGGCTACGACGCCGGGGCTGCTACCCCCCAGGCTGACCTGACCGAGCGCCTGGAGGCCGCAGAGGCCTTTGCACAGGCCACGGGTGCAGACATCCGCCACGGTGGTGGCCGCGCCTTCTACCAACCCGGCGGGGACTACATCGCAA